CTATTTGATTGCACATCTGATTGTCCGGCTTGTGAAGAGTTGGCGCCTGAAGAGGTTGTCTTCGGTGACGGAACGGAGAGCGTTGACACTTGTCCGCTGTGTCAACAGTGTGTTGGAGGAGGAGGAGCTGCCCCCAGTTGAAGAGGAGGGCGTGTTGCGTGCTAGGTCTTATGATGAGCCGCTACCGTCCGGTTTTCAACCTAGTCGGCACTATATAGGTTGGTTGTGCCGTGAAGTCCAGGCAGAGTTTGGTCTGCTCAAGCGACTGAGGTCCAACCAGCTTATGGTCCGAAGATGGGTTGTTGATAGGATGAAGCAGCGAAACATGAGGCCCACACATATTGCTGAGTGGGCAGATGTTGTGGTTTGTTTTGCATTTATCCCAAATGAGGGACAGATGTTCGCTCGAGAGATGATGCTGTCGAAGGTTGTTCGTGACCGATGGGGTTCTATTGAAAGTCAATATGTTGACTCTCAAGGACGGATCCTGTCGTGTTCCTTCGACGATGAATGAGGGGGCCTTGTGGTTGTACCTGGTAGGTCAACGGTATCCACGTTGTCCGATCCTCGAATCCAGGTATGCCGCAGGGGTCCTGTATCTAAGGAGAGGAGGTGTTATGGTTTGTTGTCATGTGCCCCTAGAGCAAACTGGGGTGTGCATAACACTGACATTGAGACACTCGCTAGGGGCGTCCTTGAACGACTATTGTTGTGCCAGGATGCCAATGGTGAGTGGGCACGTCCACCCGTGCCTCAGGCTGATCTATTTTGGCGTAACTTAAATGAGTTTCGACAAGAGTTTATTAAGCGATCGAATGTTTGTCCAGTTTATACCAGGGACGAGTTCGTTTCCTCGTATACCGGAAAACAAAAGGTCGTTTATCAAAAAGCTGTCGAATCTTTGATGTGTAAGCCACTGGATGAGCATGATGCGATGATACGGGTGTTCGTAAAAGCGGAGAAGATACCTTTTCATTTGAAGGTTGATCCCGCCCCTAGGGTCATTCAACCCCGTGACCCTCGGTTTCATGTCGAGTTTGGGTGTATTGTTAAAAGGATGGAAGGTGCTGTTTATAAAGCCATTGATAGGGTCTACGGGGAGCCCACTGTGATGAAGGGTAAAAACTCTGAGCAGGTGGGTAGGATCATTGCTGCTAAATGGCGCAAATTTAAGTCTCCTGTGGCAGTGGGCATGGATGCTCGGCGATTTGAACAACACGTGTCCTTGGTTGCATTGGTGTGGTTGATGCATTGCTTCAAGCACTTTGTATCTCCTGTTTTACGTAGGAGATACATGAAGTTGTATAGGAGCAAGTTACACACCTTTGGTCGAGGATATGCACCCAATGGCAAGTTGAAGTATAAAGCCGATGGGGGTTTGACCTCCGGCGATATGGATACAGCCATGATAGGTTGCTTGTTAATGTGTAGTTTGATATATTCGTATCTGAGATCAAGAGGCATCGATGCCTCTGTTGTTGATATGGGAGACGATTCTGTTGTCATTATGGAAAGCTCAGATCTATGTGTTTTCCTTGAGGGTTTAGAGGAGTGGTTCCTGGGCATGGGTCTTCATATGAAGGCCGAGGATCCTGTATATGTTTTAGAGGAGATCGAGTTTTGCCAATGTCACCCCTTGTTTGATGGTGAACATTGGATTATGGTGCGTCGGTTTCCTCGAG